GAAATCGAGCGGTTGCGGGAGGCTTTGAGGCAGATTGCTAAACAATGGCCAGACAGCTTCGCAGCAAGAACCGCCCGCGCAGCCTTGAAAGGGGATGAGTGATGGAATACGCAACAATCGACGATCTGGCTAAATGGGCCGAAACCATTATGGCTCGCGAACCTGATTTTGTGATCGGTGACAACTATTTGCGCCGATGGTGGGTTATTCCGCGCAATGAATTTTGCTCGGTCTATCTCCATGAAATCAATGCAAGTGATGATGATCGAGCTTTTCACGATCACCCGTGGGAAAACACGTCAATCGTGCTGGCCGGCTCATATATCGAGCATACGCCAGATGGTGTTTTTGTGCGCAATGCAGGCGACACTGTGTCACGGCCCGCAGATGCATTGCACAGGCTTGAAATTGAACCAGGCGAACGTGCCTTGACGCTTTTTATCACTGGACCCGTAATTCGCGAATGGGGCTTTGCATGCCCTCAAGGCTGGCGTCATTGGCGCGATTTTGTTGACGCTCGCGACAAGGGTAAAATCGGAGGGGGGTGCGGCGAATGACTGAATACAACCACCCAACCGACCCATTGCGGGTTCGTTGTGAGCGTGAAGTGAGGCAGCAAATTGTCGGCAATCTAAGCGTCTTGATCGGACGCAGGATTGCCCGTCGAAAAGGTGGGCGCAGGACGCAAATTGACGACGCCATCGCCGCTGTTGCCAGAGGAATTGCAGATGGAACCTATTGAACCCTATTCCCACCTAACCGATCCGCTCCGCAACAAGCGCGTCACTGCATCGCTCGCGGGCGCCATACTCGGTAATTCCCCATGGATGACCCGTGATGATGCCATGCGCTCTTTGGTTAGGGATGCTTTGGGCGCGGAACGTGAGTTTAAGGGCAATCCCCCAACCGAGTGGGGCAATGCCAATGAGGCGGGCGCCCTGCTAGAGTTCCAGATGGAAACCGGGCTGACCGTGAAGCCGGCAAAGTTCACCGTGCCCGATGACGATGAAGGTATTTTCGGCTGTAGCCCGGATGGATGGGTTTCGGACGGCGGAGGCGTTGAGCAGAAATGCCCGTTCGGTATTAGAAAAGACAATCCGCCTGTTTTCAAACCACTTGCCGACCAACCGCAATATTTTGACCAGTGCCAATTCAGCATCTTTGTAACAAACCGTCCGCACTGGTGGTTTAGCCAGTGGACGCCTCATGGGACGACAAGGGAAATCGTCCACCCCTGCCAGAAATGGCGCGATCAATCCCTGCCCATCCTGCGTCAATTCCACGCCGAATTTCTCGACATCATTGCATCCCCGGATATGGCGGCCGATTACCTTGCGCCAAAACGCGTCGTCATTGATACGCCGGAAGCGGCGAGGATGCTGCGGGAATACATGGAAAACAAGGAACGCGCCGAACTATTGGCCGAACGGCAAAAGGAATTGCTGGCCGACATTGTGGAAAAGTGCGGTGGGAAGAACGCGCTGTTTGCTGGCGCGAAGGTGACGCAAACCAATCGGAAGGGGTCAATTTCGTATTCGAAAGCGATCAAGGCGCTTAAGATCGAAGCGGATTTTGAGCCGTTTCGCGGGAAAGGCTCGTCTTTTTGGGGGATTACGGAATGACTTTGGTTGAGAAACTGCGAGAGGCTGCAACCCGCGTTCATGGCAGCGAATACCGCCGTAAAATGCGTATGGCCGCCGACCGCATCGAGAAGCTCGAAGCCTGCATGAACTGGTACGCCGATCAAATGTGCGAGGGCCTATGCCGAGGCAAAGACCCGAAAGCCTGCGCCAACATCGGCGCGGATAACTGCGCAGGATGCCCGGCTGTTGTGGCTCTTTCCCCTTGACACCGCGTGCGGTCTCGTTCAGTGTCTGGTTATCAGATGGAGATGATGAGATGATCGATACGAAGCCCGCCCGCCACATTCGCCACCACGGCTTGATGATCGACGCCAGCTTCCGCAAGGATGGCACTGTTGAATATTACGTGGTCGAGCGCGGATTGGGGCGGTTCTATACCCTCGCTATCGCCAAGGAAATTGCCGAGCATCGGGCTGCGGTTCGGGCGGGGAGGGCGTGAATGTGGCTCTACGTCCCCAACGTAATATCCTCTCCCTCTGCGCAGGCGTCGGAGGGCTTGACCTTGGCGTCAAGCTTGCCCTCGCCCACCTTGGACTTTCTGGAAGAGGTGTGGTTTACGTGGAGGGGGAAGCGGCGGCAGCCTCGTCTCTGGTCGCGTCTATGGAAGCGGGGTGGCTGGATCAGGCGCCTATCTGGTCTGACATGCGAACATTCGACGCTAAGCCTTGGCGTGGATCGGTTCATATCCTCGCTAGCGGCGACCCCTGCCAAGACAATAGCGTTGCCGGAAAAGGCGCGGGGGCAGGCGGACAACGGTTCCTTGCTCCCGAAGTCTGCCGCATTGCCGAGGAGTGCCGGCCTGATCTTATCTTCCGCGAAAACGTCACGGGGAACGCGGATGGACAAATCGAGGCCATTATCCCGTCATTGGAGCGATTGGGCTACCGCGTTGCGGCAGGAATATTCTCGTCGTCCGAAACCGGAAATACCATGCGGCGGGAACGACTGTTCATCATGGCCGAGTGCGCAGAACCACGACGCGCAGGGGATGCCGGGCAAGGGCACGCGGGAAAAAGGCGGACGCAGAGCGGACCTGAATGTGGCGGCGGTGAATTGGCCGGGACCGACCGTGAAGACAGGGGCGCAGACTGCCGAGAACCCGACACCCAATCAGACAGGCGGAACAAGTCTAGAGGGCGCAGCCAGACAATGGGAGGCTCCCTCCGTGGCGGTGACGGAAGGTTCACGCCTGACGCGGGGCGGGGATCGATCCGGGGAACTGCTACTGACGGGGCAAGCGATGGAAGCGGCCCAAATGTGGGCAGCGCCCATGGCCGCGGACGACGACCACAAAGTCACGCCAAACAGTCATCAGAACAGCCTTATCAAACAGGCGCGCAATTTCACCCTCCCACCGTCATCCCCGGGCCGACCGATAGTCGGTGGATCGATGTCCTCGACAGATGGCCCGAACTCCAACCAGCCCTCAGCGAAGAGGAGGCTCAATCCCATCTTCGTCGAGGCATTGATGCGATGGCCTACCGGGTTGAGCGGCTTCGAGCGACAGGAAACGGCGTGGACCCGATGGTGGCAGCTTATGCCTTCCTATCTCTCGGTGCTCTGCTCGCAGAAACCCGATAGCCAGACTTCCCTTTTCGACTAATCCCCCACCCCCACACGCAGGGCAAAGATGGAGAAAGAGAATGTATTATAAATTATCCTCGGATCATTATTTAAATCAATTTGACCGTTACCCGGAAGGGCCGGAAAGATTTGCTGCGGCTTGTGCGCATATTTCCTATGTCCGCAATTATGGGCTAGATCGAGAAAATACACTGATTGAAAAACTCCAATCAGTGCTTGACCGACTTGTGAATGGGGATGTACCTGCGGCTATTGCAATCGATATTCACGAATTCCTTGAAGAGGAAAGGATTTAGTTGCTTTCCCCCACCCCCAACTGATGGAGAATGAAATGGCGGCATACGAGGACTTCCTCGCCCGCAAGGCGATCACTGACCCGATGACGGGCCTAACCGATATTCCCGAACTGCCAGACTGCCTGTTCCCTCACCAGCGCGATATCGTCCAGTGGGCGCTTCGACGTGGCCGTGCAGCGCTGTTCGCGGGCACCGGCCTTGGCAAGTCGCTTATGGAACTGGCGTGGGCGCAAGCAATTCACCGTGAGACCGGCAAGGACATTCTGCATCTTGCGCCGCTGGCAGTTTCAAACCAGATGGCGCGCGAGGCCGAGAAATTTGGCATCGACGCGCGCGTTGTGGCCATGCAATCGGATTGCGGCCCCGGCACTAATATCACAAATTATCAGAAGCTGGATCACTTTGATCTTTCGCGATTTGGCGGTGTTATTCTGGACGAATCCAGCATCCTGAAAAACACGGATGGCCACTACCGCACGAAACTGATTGACGCATGTCAGCAAATTCCGTTCCGCCTCGCGGCCACGGCAACGCCTGCCCCCAACGATTTCATGGAATTGGGAAACCACGCCGAATTTTTGGGCGTGATGAAATATACCGATATGCTGGCCACATTCTTTATCCATGACGGTGGTGAAACGCAGAAGTGGCGATTGAAGGGCCACGCCGAGAACGAATTCTGGAAGTGGATGGCGTCGTGGGCTGTCATGCTGCGCAAGCCGGCGGACCTGGGCTACCCGAACGATGGGTATGACCTGCCTCCGCTCAATTACATCATGCACTCCGTCAAGGCTCCGGAACACACGGATTACACGCAAGGGCTTTTTGCGTCCGAAGCCGTGACGCTACAAGAAAGGATTTCCGCTCGCCGCAATAGCATTGATGACCGCTGCGCGATGGCAGCCAGTGTCACGCCATCCGATGGGCATTTTGTATGGTGGTGCAAGCTGAACGGCGAGGCGGAACTTCTGGCAAAAAGCATTCCTGGATCGGTTAACCTTCATGGCGGACTGAAAGATGATGAAAAAGAACGCATCCTGATTGATTTCAGCGAGGGGAAAATTCTCGTCCTTGTCACGAAACCAAGCCTTGCCGGCTTCGGCATGAATTGGCAGCATTGTCACAGAACGGG